AGAGTGTACTCTAAGATAAGGAGCAAAAATCATGTCATTTTTAGTTTCGCCTGGCGTTAATGTCAGAGAAGTAGATTTAACAAATGTCGTGCCTGCTGTTGCAACATCAATTGGTGCAATCGCTGGTGCGTTTCAAAAAGGCCCAGTATCTTCTGTAACAACAATTGGTTCAGAAGAGCAACTGGTACAAATATTCGGTAAACCAAATTCAAGTAACTTTGAAACATTTTTTACCGCAACTAATTTTTTGCAATATGCAGATAACTTAAAGGTAGTAAGAGCTGGTTCTGGTATTCTAAATGCTGGTGCAAACTCTGGTATCCTCATTCGTGACGATGACCATTATCAAGCATCTTTTGATGGTGGAGAAGGTTCTCATGGAGAGTGGGCTGCAAGGACTGCTGGAACTTGGGGTAACTCAATCGGTGTTCAGATTTGTCCAAGTGCAACTGCATACGAGCAAGTTTTAGGTGCAAGTCTTCTAACAGTTGGTGAAGATGCTGTTGGTGCAACCACAATTAAAGTCGATGACGTAGACGCATCTGGTTCAGCATTTAATGTTGGTGACCTGATTTCATTCTTCTCAGATTCTGCTGGTGCAACACCAGTTGATGAATTTAATGAGTATGAAGTAACTGCAATCGACACATCTGACAACGATTTAACAATAAGATTAAAAGATGATCCAAATGGTGCTGGACTACAGAATGTTATTCCAGACAACTCATACATCAAAAGACGTTGGGCATTTTATGACTTGTTTGATGGTGCACCAGGCACATCTGATTGGGCAACTGCAAACAGTCGTGGTGCTGGTGATGAACTTCATGTTGTTGTTTATGACACAACTGGTGATATCACAGGATTTGACAATGACGTTGCTGGACAAAGAACTTCTTCAGTAATCGAAACATTTGGAAATATGTCAAAGAACCCTAATGCAAAAACTGCACAAGGTTCTAACAACTATTATTCAGATGTTATCTTTACTCAATCACAGTTTATTTACTGGACAGATCACATTTCTGCTGGTTCTAATTGGGGTACAGACACAACAACTGCATATACTTCAGTTGTTCCAATCACTATTGATAATCTAACTGGTGGAACAGATGATTACGCTGTAACCGCCGGTGAGATTGAACTTGCATATGATAAGTTTGCAGATACAGAGTCACTTGATATTAACCTAGTACTAGGTGGGCCATCAAGTATTATTGCAGACACAGCTGCAGCAATGGATACTCATGTAACAATGATTACTGCACTTGTTGAAACTCGTAGAGATTGTGTAGGATTTGTTTCGCCATATCGTGCCGCAACAGTTGGAGTATCACTTTCATCTACTGCAAACGCAAACGTGATTGCTGGATTTGATTTGTGTCCTTCTTCATCTTACATGGTGTTCGATAGTGGTTACAAGTATATGTATGACAAGTATAACGATGTATTTAGATTTGTACCTCTGAATGGTGACACTGCTGGTCTTTGTGCTTTCACTGACCAAGTTGCAGATTCGTTCTTCTCCCCTGCTGGTTTTAATAGAGGAAATGTTCGTGGTGCAGTAAAACTTTCACACAACCCAAATCAACAAGAACGTGATGATTTGTATCGTGCAAGAGTAAATCCTGTTGTTAACTTCCCAGGCCAAGGTGTGGTTCTGTTTGGTGACAAGACTGCTCTTACAAAACCAAGTGCATTTGACCGTATCAACGTAAGACGTTTGTTCTTACTTCTTGAGAAGGCAATTTCAACTGCTGCTAAGTTCCAACTCTTTGAGTTCAACGATGAGTTCACAAGAGCACAATTCAGAAACTTGGTAGAACCTTTCTTGAGAGATATCCAAGGTCGTAGAGGTATTTCAGATTTTAGTGTTGTAGCAGACGGTACGAATAATACTGGTGAAATCATTGATCGTAATGAGTTTGTTGCTGACATCTTTGTTAAACCTGCTAGGTCTATCAACTTCATTTCGCTTAACTTTATCGCTGTTCGCTCAGGGGTATCATTTACTGAGGTAGGAGGCTAATCATGGGAAACATAGATGACTTTAAAGCAAATCTAATTGGGGGTGGTGCAAGAGCCAACCAATTTAGGGTTACATTAACACCCCCATCAGGGATTGCGATTGGACTTGATGTTCGTAGAACTTCATTCCTTATAACTGCAACAAACTTGCCTGCATCTAATTTAACTGAAATTCCAGTTCCTTTTAGAGGTAGAAACATTTATATCACTGGTGACCGTCCAGCTCCTGAGCCTTGGGAAGTAACAGTATATAATGACACAGATTTTATGATTAAGACTGCAATGGAAAGATGGAGTAATGGTATTAATGATTTTGCAGAAAATACTGGTACTTCAAGTCCGGCAGACTATCAGACAGATTTGCAAGTAGAACAATTAGATAGAGATGAC